AGGTAGGCAGGGATCCAGTCAGGAAAATGGCGATATGTCACGCGCAATCTCCCCAGGATACGGCGGAAGTCTTAACTCCCGTCGGGATGATAAGGGGCGGGTCGTAGGGAATCTCGATGCGAGCATACTTTTCCATCAAGGGCAGGACGTAATGGGCGCGGTGAGTGGGGAACTGGCCCGCCAAGGAATCGTGGACCTGAAGGAGGACTTGGAGTTCCGGGATATTCTCATCAAAGGCGGTCCAGATGCGATTGATCAGGATCCCCACGGTGGATTGCGGCACCCAGGCGAGAGCTTCCGGGAGCAACGCTTCGAGGCGGTCGAAGATATTCCAGCGATAGCCCCACTTGTTCTCCACGAAGCGATGGCGGTTGATCTGCTCGAAGGTTCGCATATGCCACTTCGCGATGCCGGGGTGCGCGGAGAACCAGTACTTTTGCGCGGCGTCAATTTCCTGGACAGTCCTGCCAGTGTGGGCCGCGACGGTCTTAGCGCCCCCGCCGTAGTTGGTCGCGTGGCAGAATACCTTGGCGAACTCCCGCGCGTGCTTGAGGGGGATGCGGTGGTCAGGATACTTGGGGTGGGACTCCACCAGCTCGTCGAGAGGCGGCGGGTTTTTCTTGGCGATGATGTAGGCATTAAGCAAGTGCATATCCACGCCGGTGAGCATGGCGGCTATCCAGTCCGGTTCATCTGCTTCCCGTACAACTACCTGGAGGTCAGCTCGGTCCAGATCCATATCAAAGAAGGTAAAGCCGGGATCAGGGCCATACATGCTACGTATGTTAGGAAGGGTAAAATCCATCGACCCCCGCGCTGCCGCCTTGCCTGATGATTTCGATTTTTCACTCGGGATTGTTTGGAGGTTCCCGCCGGAGCCGAAGGCATTCTTACCGGACGAGAGGCGATACGAATACGGCGCGGATTTACCACCTGCGTCTCCTGCTATGTTGAATGAACACCTCATGCGCTGATCGTCATCCAGGGGCATGTTGACGAAGTCGCCAAGGAACTTGTTGAGGGTACGAATGTCTGCGATGGCGTTGCAGATAGGCTTGACGAGGGGTTCCTTGGCGGCGATCTTGGTCAAGGCTTCGTCGTCACAGGTCGGGTTCATGACTGTGCGGCCGCCGGCGACTACGCGCTTGTATATCACCGGCAGCTTGAGGTCGTCATAGAACAGCGTTTGCATTTGCTTTGGCGACGAAGGATTGATTGTGTGGCCGAGGACGTTGTAGAGGAAGGCTTCGCGGTGGGACAGTTCCTCCTGAATGTCCATTGCCATTTGATTCTTGACTTCATGCCTGATGCGCACGCCTCGGATCATGGCTTTGAGGACCGGCTGAAACAAGCGCTGCTGGTGTGCGTCAACTTCCTTGAGGTTCATGATCTCCGCGGTCTGCTGGAGGACCTCGCCGGCTTCGCGCGTGTAGATACAATCTTGAAGGTTGTAAGTCCAGCGCTGTTCTTCCGGTACGTCAGAGGCGATCTTGCCTTCATCCTTCCAGTAAACGTACCAATCGCAGTAGAGGGAGGCGATGAATCCCAGGCCCTTGGGGAGCGCACAGAACACGCTGTGCTGAGTAATCATCGTATCCTGGCCGTTCTTGGGGATGAAGTGCCAGTGGCGCTGGACATACTGAGCATCGTACAGGCCGTTCTGCCAGCGTACCTTGACGTTGGGGTGGGTGAGGAGCTTGTACAGAGCGAAGATCAGGATGGCTTCCTCGTCGGCGGACCAGTACCCCTCGGGCTTGCCGCGAGCCATCAAGGGAATGCAGATGGCGTCGGTCCGGGACCAGCTGAACCCGATGCAGTCAATGTGCCCGTTGCGGGTCTCGATATCGAAGTCCAGCCACAGAGGAAGGGTACGGGACCCTGCGTCGGCTAGAAGGCCGCCGAGGGTCGAGTGGGCTTGGTGGAAGGAGGGGCGGACGAGAAAGCGCCACTCGGGTTTGTTGTCCCAGGTGCGGGAAGTCATGTGACGCTTGACTCGACGGAGGTCGTTGAGGACGGCGGCCCGCTGGGGCCATTCGCGCATCACAGCTCCGGGGGTGAGGGTGGGGATAACCTTGATTCCCTTGGCGGTGGATAGTTGGCTGCCGCGCCACTTGAGGACGGACCACTGACCAGTCAAGGCCCAGGAGGCGAGATTCCCCATCGCTATGATGATATTCGGCTGGACCATCTCGACTTCCGTCTCGAGTTCCGCGATACCTTCATGGATGTGGTAGGTGCAGTAAAGATTCCTCAGCAACGTGTGATGCTGGGAGATGTCTTTCTTTTTCAGCGCGATCCAGTGGCCGATGATCCCCTCAGGCGGGCGCTGTTTGCAAGCGTAAGTCAGGTAGCAATCGGTCCTCATGATCCCGACTTCATGCAACATACGATTCAGTTCCTGGCCGGCGGCACCATCAAAGGGAGTCTTGTCGCGCTCTCCCGGCCATTCGCCTACGATCATTACTCGAGCCGGGATAGGCCCTTCTCCGCGAATGCTCATAAAAATTCCTTGGTTGTGGATGTTCCCTCGATTTACCGCGTCATAATCCGAGGGCTAAATCCAATTCAGCTTGCTCACGAATCTTGTTGATCCTGCCAAGGGAGATGCCGTACGAAGCCTGGTCCATCTCGATACCGACCGCGCGGACTTTGAGCGCGTGGGCCGCCGAGAAGATTGGGCCGCTGCCACAGAAGGGATCAAGGACGGAGTTGCCGGGGAGGCAAGAACGGCGGAGCAGGTCTTCGAAGAGAGCCGCGGGTTTCTGTGCTGCGTGGCCGAGGTTGGTGTCCGGCGGGTAGTCAAGCACGTCACCCAGCATCTTGAGGATGGGGCGCTTTTCCTTGACCGCGTAGAGGATCGTTTCGTACTTGCGCTGGGGGCCTTGTTCCGGCCAAGGTGCGCGCATCCCGGACTTCTTGTACCAGATCAGAGGCGTGCGGAAGACGGTCCAGCCGGCGGCGGAGAATTGCGTCTTCATCGTGTGGAACCAGTCAATGTCGCAGAAGACATAGAGGTGAGCTTGGGCTTTGGCCAAGCGGTAGGACTCGGGGGCGAGGACGGAAAGGATCCTGAGGAAGGTTGCCGCATCATCCTTGTAGCCGTGGCCTCCGGCGGCTAGGCCACCAGAATCCCCGAACTCATCTGCGTTCATCCCGTAGGGAGGATCGGTTAGGATGCAGTCGAACTGTTCGGCTGGGGCAGCTGCCATCCATTCCAGAGAGTCTCCGTGGATAACTTGATGGAGGTCGGCTGTGAACGTCCGCCCGACCGCAGCGCCGAGCTCGCGATGCTTGACCGCGGTTTCTTCTTTGCGAAGGATTTTGAAAGCTTCATCGACGGTTTTTGCTGCCTGGATGAGGGGATTGTCCAGGTGACGTGCAACAATAAGTTCCCGCCGCGTTGTTTCTTGATTGATTCCTTCAGAGGAACCGCGGACTTCAACTGCAATATCCGCAACAGTTGGCGGAGCTTCGCCGCGTTGCGTTGCTTGAGCTTGGCGGAGGAGGTTAAGACGTGCATGAGCGGCGGCCCTTTCTTGCCAGGTGAGTGCTTCCCGGTGGATGTTTTCGGAGAGTTCGGCCTCTTCAGCCGCCAGGTGGTCGAGGTCGGAGAGGAGAGTGTAGGGGATGAAGTTAGCGCGGACCTTCTCACCATCGTGCATGAAGCTGCCGCCGAGAGCGTATATGTCCTTGATGGTGCGGAGGCGGCGTTCGCCGGCGACTAGGTAGTAGTCGTCTCCGACGATACGGAGGATGATGGGGTGGAGGAGACCTTGGGACTGGATGACTTCCCCGAACTCCCGGAGTTTGCCCTCGTCGAACAGGCGGCGTTGGCGGTCGGCGGCGATCTTGATTGCGTCGATGTGAATTAACTTCATGGGAGGTTCCTGTGGAGAAGGTTAAAAAGCCGCCGGAGGAGATAGCTCCTGACCAGTGACACGAGGGTGAAAATGATTCCTATGGCCAGGTTGCTGGACAGGGGAATCACCACTCCGAAGAGTGGGAATATGAGAATTTGCGCCCCGACTGCTACGCCGTACCCCAGCACCACGTTGGCGAGGGATTCGATGAAGGAGCCGAGGCGCGATTGCATGATCAGCTCGGGAGAATTGCGCTGACCCGTTCCTGGATCACGTCCTGGTACAGCTCGTGGGTGACCTTGACCTTCACCACCTTGCCCTGCAGCTCACGCCAGGACCAGGGGACTCCGGCGACGTTCGTACCCGTAGCATCGCGGTAGTCACGCTGGCGGCGGTTCTTCCCCTTGCTGTTGTCGAGGGCGCCCTGGGGAGTCAGGTCGAGGAAGGCGCGGTCGGTGAGGGTCAGCTCAGCCGGAATGCCGAGGCCCTGGACGGCCGGGGGGACCTGGATGCGCAGGGGAATGAGCATGGAAACCCAGGGCTTGCCAGCATTATCGCCCTTGCTGATGGTGCCAGAGTCGGTCTTGATTTCACCGATCACGGCAGTGTAAAGGCCGTTGGTGTCATCCGGGTTCTCGACAGGCAGGGGCGGGCGCTTTTCGTTGACCTCGTTCACTTGCGCGTCGAGGAAAACAGCGGGGTCGAATTGGGAAACAGATTGGTTCATTTGAACACTCCGATTGAATACAGGGGCACTCAGCGCAGCCCCCATCTCGCATATGACCCTATAGATAGGTCGTATCCTTGCCAACGATCTTGAGTTGGACTTGATGATTGAAGCTGTTGAAGGGACTGGTCGGCTGCTTGATAGCGAAGTCGAGCCATTCCATCACACGCTTTTGAGTGACGCCAGGGGGCTGAGGTACGCGGACCTGGACGATTAGAGTGGTGAATTGCTTGCGGCTCATCACATACCCCCTGTCCGCTTGAGCCACACATCCATGATCAGAGCGAAGTTAGGTTCGATCTTGCTGCGGTAGCCGAGGGAGCGCGTCTTAGTGTCCACGCCGTAGGCGGCGGTGTCCCAGTAGAACGTGGAGGCTTCGCGGGTGGTGTAGATTACGTCGCTGAACAGCGTCGGGATTTCCGTCGCCAGGGCCTTGCCAATCGCCTTGATCATGATCTTGGTGGATTGAGTAACTTGATCCGTCTCGCGGTCCACGTGAGCAGTCATGACGAAGGGGCAATCAATGCCTTGGGTCAGCAGGCGGAGAAAGTTCATCAGGCTGATTTGAGCCACGCTGTAGTCACCAGGGCTGGCCATCGGACGAGCACCGACTTGCATCTTAAACGCAGCGTTGGCTGTCTCGGTGAGGGAGTCCATGACGAAGATCCTCTTGGCCGGGAACATATCCACCGCGCCCAACTCCTTGCCGGTCCGATCATCCTTGAAATTGAAACACGATTGCAGAATCTTGAGAAAGGCATTGTTCTCCCCGCCGCGGTTGCCATCGACGGACTTGGCCAGGGCTTCGTAGGACAGCTTTCCGATGTTGTCGGCGCTGGACATGAGGGCCTTCAGCGAGATAGGCTTCGTCCCCTGTTGGTGCCAGTAGACGCAGGCCGGAGGTTCCTTCCCCTTGTCACGGAAATAGCCGAGGAGAGTCTCCAGCCCGGCCTCTGTGAAGAGGATGGCGACCTCGAATCCATTGCGCTCTGCCCACTCGCAAAGGGTGCCGATGGCGTAGGTCTTGCCAGTGCCGCCGAGCCCCATTAATACAACTTTTGGCCCTACCAACGTTTGCTGGTCCTTGATTGCTGTAACTTCTGTCATATTGCTGCCTCGAAATAGTTAAGGTGAATGTCGAACTCCCTCTGGATTGCTTCCGGGGAGAGTTCGTTAAGGTTGTAGGCCAGCTCGCCAACTAGGAGGGAGCCAGGGATAGTCCAAGGGTCCCAGTGCTGGCGGCAAGCCACGTTTGCTATGCGGAAGGGGTGAGGGTTGCCTTGCTTGTCCTGGATGATGGTACGTGCCCAGATTTCTCCGCAGGTACTGCAGAAATAGGCTCGGCTCATCCACCCCCAGGAGTCGGCGGCTTGGCTAGCATAGCGGAAGGTGCCAAGGTACTGGTCCTCCGCGATGATGTAGCCAGCGGGCATTACATTTCTTCCCTCATGTACTGGTCCCAGAGGCGAGCTTCCATCCACTCGACCGGGAGAAGGGGGGTGAGCTGGGCGCGCAGCTCGGGTCCGGGGAAGAGCCTTTCCCCATCTCTCTCGCAGTCGAGGATTTCAAAGGTGGTTTCTTGCTCTGACTCGTCCGGGCAGCAATCCTCCGGCGGCCCACTGGTACGGCCAGGGGCGTAAGTGCACTCGGAAGTCCCTTTGACGTTGCAGACATAAACGCTGTCGTCAAGGTCGATTTCTACTTGAAAGTCGCGGACGACTGTGGTAGGGCGAGTCATAACATCCACTCCTTCGCAGCTTCTACGTCCACGAGGATTTCCTCCCGCGTTACTGGGTCCCAACGGCGACGCTGGAATTGCTGCTCGAGCAGCCGCGAGGGGTCGCGCATCTGGCACACGCTGCGGAAGGGGCAGCCGCCGTACTCCGCACAGGCATGGTCCAGGTTGTAGTCGAAGTATCCTTCCTCCCAGTTGGCAATCATCCGGGCAAGGTCTCGGGTGAGCTGATCTTCCCAGCGGTCAATCTGCCACTCTGGTCGATAGGTGATGGCTTGCAAGGTGTCATACTTGGTCTTGAGGATGGAGACCCCCCGGACCAAGAACCCATCGAGCTTGATGCCCGCTTTCGCAGCTCCCCAAACATAGCCAGTGAATTGGCTTCGAAGGTCCCACTGGCGAGGCCAAGATGCGCCAAGTTGGCTGGCTGTTTTGTCGTCTTCACCGAGTTTCATTCCTTCGTAGTCAACCATCATGTCCATGCGGCCTGAGTAGAGCAGTGGCTCCCCATTGACTGGGTGGTAGATGGTAAGGGGCTCGAGGAAGTTGAACTCGATCCCGCGCTTGCCGCCAGGCAGGGTCATTGGGATGGCTTGATCTTCCCCCAGGCGGTATTGGGAGAAGTAGTACTCGAGTGCTCCGGCGGTTCGCTCGGCGGACTTGGCGGATTCGGGGGGGCACTCGAAGTTCCCGTAGCTGGTCAACAGCGCGTGGAGGCCGATGGTCAAGGACTCATCCGGCGACTTGCCGTCGATGTAGAAGGCCGCGCGAGCTTTCTCGATGCCTTCGGCGTAGGCCTTGCCGGCGTGGAGATGCACGGACTGGTCACGGAGCTTCCAGTGATGGAAGTACTCGAGGAAGGCCTTGCGTCCGCAGGATTTGTACGCGGCCATGAGCGAGCTGTCGATGACGCTGGGGAAAGGAGGGCGGACCATCATTCCCCCGCGTAGGTAAGGGCGAGAAGATTCTCCCGGCGCTCGGCCACCGCGCGGAGGTCTTTGTGGGCTTCCGCCTGGATGGACTGCTCGCGCTCCTTGAGCATTTCCAGAACCGTCGGAATGCACGACTCGCGGGAGGGAAGTTCGACCTCGACTTCGGCGAGCAACCGCGCTCCCTTACTTGGTTCCACATCCTCCGCCCGGATGCTGTAATTCCACGGCCAGACAGTCTTGTTGGTCGCCAGACTCTCCTGACCTTCCACTTCCAGATAAATTCTCAGTTTCATCATCTTCTCCATTATTCGCCGGAAACTGCCGGCACAGAATTTGATCAGAGGCCGTCGAGCTCAGAGAGCATGTCGTCGGCTGGCGGTGCGATGGCCTTCTTGGCCGCCGTGCGCTTGGTTGCCTGGGCGGCGATTGATGCTTGCATACGCCCCGCGCGCAGGTGGGTGATGGCTTCTTTCATCTCTTCGAGGGTCAACGTGCCCTCGGCGGCCTTGAGGCGCCAGGAGGAGATCTTCGATTGTAACTCAAGTGGGATAGGACCAGCCATGTCAGTCTCCGAGTAAACGGCCAAGGGAAGCGAAATCCGCATCCGAGCCAGTGAATGCGAACTTGTCGCCGGATTGCTCAAGCAGGCGCTGGAGGACCGCGACCGCCTCCGGGCTGCCGGTGATGACTGCCCCGCCCGGCTGGGTGCCGGCGAAGGGCGCGAGGTCAAGGGCACGCTGGGAGAAGTATCCCTGAAGCAAACCGATCATGAAGCGAGAGTACGCTCCGTGAGGGACGCGGCCTTCGAGTTCGGAGTACAGGTGCGCTCCGAGCTTGGTGTACAGCGGCAGTGGCAGCGCGACGTTGAGTGGTTGGCTGGGTATAGCGTTTGGCCTCTTCATAGCGGCTCCTCATAGTCCACAATGGAACCCGCTTCGCCGGGCATCCCGACTTCGAAGCCCATGCGCTGCCAGTGACTGGCGATGAGGAGGGCCAGCAGGTCCTCTGCCTCCCCGTTGAACTCCACGGAAGTCCAGTCGGAATCCTCCAGCGGGTTGGTACTGCGAACGTAAAGAGTAGTAGTCATAGTGGTTGGTTGAGTTGAGCGAGGATGGAGGTGACTGCCGCCGGGGCCAACTCGGGCAGCACGTCGGTGCCAGCCGGGAGGCGGAGGAGACTGTCGCCTGCCAGGAAGATCGTTGGTTCGGCCAGCTCAAGGCGGAGGAGCTGGCCATCGCCGAAGTGAGCGGACAGGGGAACATGCGCAGCATGGGCCTGGAAGGCGAGGATGCGCAGCTCGGTGGTGAGGGAGAGGATGGTTTGCCATGCGCGCTTGGGCCTCGGCGGGAGGCCGTTGGAGGCGTTCAAGTCCAGGTCAATGTATTCCACCGTCTGGACAGGGGGAGGGGAGTCCTCCCGCACCAGGCGGCGGGCGTCCTCGACTGTCCGGTGGCGGTATTCAGTGAAGTTGCCAAGGAGCGTTTCACTCGCTCGGTGAATCAGCGCGACGCCCTTGCCGCGGACCCAGTTAGCGGGATTACGATAGATTCCCTGGGTGTCGGGCGGCGCGCCCAGGGGGTCGAGTTTGCTCTTCTCCCGCCTCTTGATAATCTCCGCCTTTTGCCCACGGAGAGCCGCGCGAGCTTCCTTAAACAGCGCGTCAAGGTCCATTGTGTCAGTCATAAGGTGAGCCCTTGGTGAATGTTAGTTTGAGGGATTTATGCGCCGATAATTCGCGCGCATATCCATTAGATGCGAGCTTGCCCGAAAAGTTCCACAGTATTTCAATTTCTTTTCCAGCGGATTGAGCCCGGAGCCTCGGGGGAATTGATGGGAGGGGGCCTTGACAGTACCCCCTCCATCAACCGCCCTGGGGGGCTCAGAACCCAGGACTCGGAAGCCCGTCGCGCGAGGGGTTTTCCTAGTGGGACAAGGAGCCGAAGCTCCCTGAGGGTGAAAGTTGCAACGGGGATCAGGACCTTTCAGACGCCTTGCGAAGGACTAGCCGACTGCCTTTCCAACACTTCCTCTTTACTCCCGTTGCAGCGGGATCAGATATTCGCCAGCTCGGCGTCGGCATCGACCTTGGCGGTCTTGGCCAGCTTGGCTTCCTCGAGGCGCTTGATGATAACGCCCGTCTTGGTGCCGGCGACACGGAAGCTGTCGTAGAGGGCACGACGGCTGAGGTCCTTGTCGGCATCCAGCTTCTTCTGCAAGAATGCCTTGACGGTCGCCAGGTCCTTGCCCGTCGCTTCCATGATGGCCTGGACGACGACGCTCGCGCCGCTGACACCGCCGCCGCCGGAAGCGCGACCAGCGCCCCACTTGCCGGACTGGATCAGCGCATTCAGATCGTCGATAGCGATGACCATGTCGTCTTCGCTCAGCGGCTTATCCGCCGTGGTGGCGAGTTCATCCCCGAACTTCTGCTCGCCGCCGTGGCCAGCGAACTGGGCCAGGAGGACCAGCGGCAGCGGCATCGTGCGCGTCTCGCCGTTGCGGAAGTCCATACGGATGCTGATGGCGCCCGCGGAGATTTGCATCACGTCGCCCTCGATAGCGATCTTGCTCTCATCAAGCACCGTTTCCTTGTTCACCTTGCGCTTGCCAGCGAACTGGACAGTGCGACCGTCCGTCATCTGGACTTGGGTGTATTCCGTCTTGCTCTTGCTCGCAGTCGTTTGCTCTTCAGCCATGAAAATGCTCCAGTTATCGTAGCCCTTTGGAACGGCGGCTTACACTTCCGTCTTGGTGGACAACCCACACGAGAGAGGGGACGATGATCCCCTCCCGCTTGGGGGCTCAGTCCGTCACCATATCCGCGATTGCGCTGTTGGCAGTTTCCAACAACTCGAGGAGTTCGCCGTAACTTTCCTGGAGGCTTTCACTCGCTTCGATCTTGGACTCGGACTCAAGATCCGCCGCGTAGGCTTCCTCGTCATTGAGCAACGTTTGGACTTCCTCCTTCAGCACCTCCAGGCGGTCGCTGAGGTTGAGCAGTTGCTTCTTCACGGATGCTTTCATTTAACTCTCCAGTGTGGTTTGGGTTGGTTGGAATATATTAGATGCGGACTGGACGATTTAGTTCCACAGAAAATGAAATTATTTTCACGTCTTGATGCCGCGGGAAGGGAGGGCGAAGGCGGCGAGGGAACCCTCGCGGACAGGGCGGGAAGTCGGAGGATGATAGACAGGCCGTGCCCAGACGTTCTTGCTTTCCGGCATCTCAAGCGCGGCCTTGCGCATCGCGGCTGTGACGCCATTAGCCGGACGCTTCGTTGGGTCGATGGCGGCGAGGAAGTTTTGGGCAGGCGGCGGCAACTTCGCCTTGGCGCCGGGAATCGCTGTCCAATGCCACTCAGTTCTTTTAAACTTTGGATGTGTTTGCTTGACGCCGATGACTTGCTCGCGCTCGCGGAGAGTTTGCAGGAGCTTTAACACCGTAGAGGCAGGGATGTTTGTCCCTGCTACTACATCGCTGGTGAAGCCAGGGAGCTTGGACAGGATGCGGAGGCGATTGGCTTCTCCGCGAGCCAGGGGGATGCCCTTGGGGGAGGTGATGCGACGAAATGTGGTCATGATAAGTCCTTTGAAGAGAGATGCCAACAGTTGATAAGGCCGCCGCCGACGGAGCGATACTGCATTTTTTTCTCGGCGTAGATCTTGCCGGCGGCTTTGAGCCGCTCCAGCGCGTGTTTGAGTGCGTGCGAGGAAAGGTGGAGCTGATGAGACAATTCCAGCGTGGTTAAGCCGGGCTGTTCCTGTAAGGCGGCGAGAACCCGCGTGCTTGTGCGGCCAGGGGGAAATTTGCCGTTGCAGGCCGTGAGATAGCTGCCGCCGATCCACTGGGTTGCGGCGCGAGGGGTTTCGTTGCGCTGGTTCATGGCTGCTCCTTCAGTGCGCGGATAGCTTCGACGCACAGTCCAGCCCCGCCCGATTCGCCCTGCACATAGTTGTCAGCCCGGCCCGGCTCTGCCCCGGTGTACGGTGGCCTGCCTTTGTAGAGCGCCCACCTGTCGTTTTCGATGACTTCGCAGGCGACAGCAGCCCGCTCCAGCGCGGCAGCGGTGGCGGCTTGCCATGCCAGCCATGCGTCTTCAGTTGCTATGCTTCTATAGCGTCCGATTGATGACCTGCTAAACAGCAGCTCCTCTTTGGCAGTGGGAAACTTCTTTCTGATATGCGCTTCAAACGCTTCTCTGGCGGTCATGGCTTGTCCTTGATGCCGTGGAAAAACTCGGCCGATATAACACCAGAGGCAAACGGCCTGGCATCAGCGTCTGTAAAACGCATCCTGAGCTGAATGCGATTAAAGAGGTCCAGCGTGTCTTGATCCGTCATCGGCTTGCGCTCTGGATGGGCTGGCGCTGCTAAGGCGGCAGCGGTGGCGGCTTGCCATACATGCAGTTTGCTGGCAGTGGGTGTCTGTCCGTTATAGCCGCACCATAGATCAAATTGCTCACGGTCTGTCATGCTGGTACTCCAATGTGGTCATGGTTGCTCCTTGATGCCGTTAAACCGCTCTGCTGAACGGATGCCAAGAACGAATGTGTACGGCATAGATTCGTCCAAGTCCTGCCCTAGCCATGCGGCTTGAATCTCGCCTTCGTGCATCGGCTTGCGCTCTGGCGCAGTTGCTGGCTTGCAAACGCTGCACCCAGGCCACGCAAGCACCTCATGGATTGCATCGCGCAGTTCAGGATATGCGGAAGTGTCCCAGCATTCCGGGTAGTGCAGCATCTGTGCCCAATTTGCCGGGAACTCTGACGCTGCTAGAAGCCTCTCGACCTCAGCAACCAGCGCCGCGCAGTTTTGCAAGCGTTCTTCTGATTCGGAGCGAAGTCGGGCGATTTCAGCCGCGTTGTCAAGGCACTGTTGCCGGTACTCCGCAATGGCTATCTCGGTGGCGGCAAGCTCGGCCTCAAGTTCTTTCACTCGATCATCTGGCGCC